GGTTTACGAATTGCGTTACCAAAAGTGCCAGCCAACGTGTACGTGCATGCCAAGCACAAATGGCAAAGGATAGAATATCCAAAAGAATTATCTAAACTAAAAAATATATTTGACTGGCGTAGTTATCCTGAAGAAGCTAAAGATAAATGGTATGACTATATAGACGAAGAATTTAAACGAAGAGATGAAGGTTTTTGGTTTAACAATAATGGAAAACCAACATACATAACAGGTAGTCACTATATGTATTTACAATGGAGTAAAATAGATGTAGGTGCGCCTGACTTTAGACAAGCTAACAGATTATTTTATATATTTTGGGAAGCTTGTAAAGCAGACAACAGGTGTTATGGTATGTGTTATCTTAAAAATAGACGTTCTGGTTTTTCATTTATGTCATCAGCTGAAACAGTTAATTTAGCTACTATATCAAGTGATAGTAGATATGGAATATTATCAAAAAGTGGAGCTGATGCTAAAAAAATGTTTACCGACAAAGTTGTACCAATATCTGTTAATTATCCGTTTTTCTTTAAACCGATACAAGATGGTATGGATAGACCTAAGTCTGAACTTGCTTACCGTGTACCTGCGAGCAAGTTTACTCGTAAAAAAATTACTGCGAACGAACAGCAGGAAGACTTGGTTGGACTTGATACTACTATTGATTGGAAAAACACAGGCGATAACAGTTATGACGGAGAAAAGCTTACACTGTTAGTACATGATGAAAGCGGTAAGTGGGAAAGACCAGATAATATATTAAACAATTGGCGTGTTACAAAAACATGTTTGCGGTTAGGTAGTAGAATAGTAGGTAAATGCATGATGGGTAGCACTAGCAACGCGCTAGACAAAGGAGGTGATAATTTTAAAAAACTATACAATGACTCAGATGTATCAAGACGAAATCGTAATGGACAAACAAAGTCTGGCCTTTATTCTTTCTTTATCCCAATGGAGTGGAACTACGAAGGATTTATTGATGAATACGGAGATCCAGTCTTTGATAATCCAAGTAATGATGTATACGGACCAGATGGAGAACTAATAGATTATGGTATTATTGATCACTGGCAAAACGAAGCTGATGGTTTAAAAAATGATCAAGACGCATTAAATGAGTTTTACAGACAGTTTCCAAGAACTGAAGAGCATGCGTTTAGAGATGAAACAAAAAATAGTATATTCAATTTAGTTAGAATATACGAGCAAATAGATTATAATGAAGAAACAAGACCAGCACTTAGTGTTGGTAATTTTCAATGGTTCAATGGAATAAAAGATACTAAAGTAATATTTTATCCAGATCCAAAAGGTAGATTTAATATAAGTTGGTTTCCACCTAGTAATTTACAAAATAGAATAGCAATAAAAAATGGCGCGAAATATCCTGGCAACGATCATTTGGGTGCTTTTGGTTGTGATAGCTACGATATTAGTGGCACGGTAGACGGTAAAGGCTCAAAAGGATCTTTACACGGCCTAACAAAATTTAGTATGGAAGATTGTCCACCAAACCAATTTTTCTTAGAGTATATAGCTAGACCTCAAACAGCTGATATATTTTTTGAAGATGTATTAATGGCTTTGGTGTTTTATGGTATGCCGTTGCTTGCGGAAAATAATAAACCAAGATTATTGTATTATTTAAGGCGTAGAGGTTATAGAGGTTATAGTATGAACAGACCAGACAAGTTATGGAATAAACTTTCTACAGCTGAAAAAGAAATAGGTGGTATACCAAATACTAGTGAAGATATTAAACAAGCGCATGCTGCTGCAATAGAGATGTATATACAAGGTCATGTTGGCCAAATGCAAACAGGTAGTCATGGAAGCATGTATTTTAACTCTACACTAAACGATTGGGCTAAATTTGATATAAATAAGCGTACAAAGTTTGACGCTTCTATTAGTAGTGGATTAGCTATAATGGCTTGTAATAGGCATTTATATAAACCAAACCCTAATGTAGAAAAACAAAAATTAAACATAAATATAGCTAGATATAGTAATTCTGGTTATAATTCTAAAATAATAAAGTAAATATATGGCAGAGTCTGTTGTAAGAAGTTATTTTCCAAGTCAAGTAGTAAGCGATGCTGAAAAGCTAAGTTATGACTATGGTTTAAAAGTTGCTAAAGCTATTGAAACAGAGTGGTTTTACAACGAGTATAATCAAACAAGATATACTACAAACAAAAATAATTATCATAATTTAAGATTGTACGCTAGAGGTGAACAGTCAATACAAAAATATAAAGATGAGTTATCTATTAACGGTGATTTATCTTATCTTAATTTAGACTGGAAACCAGTCCCAATAATCCCTAAATTTGTTGATATAGTTGTAAACGGTATAGCTGAGCGTATGTACGATATAAAAGCATACTCTCAAGATGCTTATAGTGTAGCTAAAAGAACTAAGTACATGGAAGATATTTTATCTGATATGCAGAATAAAGTTGTTAATGATTACGCAATGACTGAGTTTCAAGTTAATAAAAGAAAATCAGATATAGTTGAGTTACCAGAAACAAAAGAAGAATTAGCATTACACATGCAATTAACTTATAAGCAGGCAATTGAAGTAGCTCAAGAACAAGCTATAAATCTTTTAATGGAAGGTAATAATTACGAGTTAATTAAAAAAAGGTTTTTTTACGACTTAACAGTTTTAGGTATTGGTGCTGTAAAAACTAATTTTAATACTTCTGAAGGTGTTACAATAGATTATGTTGATCCAGCAGACTTAGTATATTCATACACTGAGTCACCATATTTTGATGATATATATTATGTTGGTGAAGTAAAAACAGTTCCTATAAACGAGTTAGCAAAAGAGTTTCCATTTTTAGAGCAAGCTGATTTAGAAGAAATAATACAACAAGGTGGTTACTACAAAACAAACTACGAACACGGTTCTACACAGTATAAAGAAATAGACAACAACAAAGTTCAAGTTTTATATTTTAACTATAAAACATATATGAACGAAGTTTACAAAGTAAAAGAAACTGGTACAGGCGCTGAAAAACCAATAGAAAAAGATGACACATTTGATCCACCTGCAGATAAAGAAGGTAGCTTTACTAAACTACAAAGAGCAATTGAAGTTTTATATGAAGGCGCTTTAATTCTTAACACAAACAGGCTCTTAAAATGGGAGATGTCAAAGAATATGATGAGGCCAAAAAGTGATTATACTAAAGTTAAAATGAATTATAGTATTGTTGCACCTCGTATATATAAAGGTAAAATAGAAAGTTTAGTTAGACGTATTACAGGTTTTGCTGATATGATACAACTTACCCATTTAAAGCTACAACAAGTTATGGCTCGTATGATACCTGATGGCGTTTATTTAGATGCAGATGGTTTAGCTGAAATAGACTTGGGTAATGGCACTAACTATAATCCACAAGAAGCGTTAAACATGTTTTTCCAAACAGGTAGTGTTATTGGTAGATCGTTTACACAAGACGGTGATATGAATCCTGGTAAAGTACCAATACAGGAAATAACTAGCGGTAGTGGTGGTACAAAAATACAGGCTTTGATAAGTAATTATAATTATTACTTACAAATGATACGTGATGTAACCGGATTAAACGAAGCTAGAGATGGTGGCTCAATAGATAAAAACGCTTTAGTTGGTGTACAAAAACTAGCCGCAGCAAATAGTAATACAGCTACTAGACATATATTACAGTCTGGTTTATATTTAACTGCAGAAACAGCAGAGTCTTTATCACTTAGAATATCTGATATACTAGAATATTCACCAACAGCAGACGCTTTTATACATGCTATTGGCTCACACAACGTAGCTGTTTTAGAAGAAGTAAAAGATTTACACTTGTATGACTTTGGTATATTTATACAACTACAACCAGACGAAGAGCAAAAACAGTTGTTAGAAAACAATATACAAATAGCTTTATCACAACAAAGCATAGAGCTTGAAGACGCTATTGATATTAGAGAAATAAAAAATCTAAAACTTGCAAACGAGCTTTTAAAACTTAGAAGAAAAAGAAAACAAGCAAGAGATCAAGAATTAGCTCAGCAAAATATAGCTGCTCAAGCAAACGCTAACGCGCAAGCTCAACAAGTTGCAGCACAAGCTGAAATACAAAAAAATCAAATAATGACTCAAAATGACGCACAGCTTGCACAGGTAAAATCTGAACTAGAGTCACAACGCATGGCGCAAGAAGTTGAGCATAAAAAAGAGTTGATGGAATTAGAGTTTCAAATGAACATGCAGTTAAAGGGAGTAGAAACTTCTGGCTTGCAACAAAGAGAAAAAGAAAAAGAAGATAGAAAGGATCAAAGAACTAGAATACAAGCTAGTCAACAAAGCGAACTTATAGAGCAAAGAAAAAGTGGTTTACCACCTAAAAACTTTGAGTCTGCAGGTAATGATATACTTAGCGGAGGATTTGATTTAGGTACATTTGATCCTAAATAAATTTTTTATTAATTATTATTATATTATATTATGGAAGAAAACAAAGAAAAAGTAGTCGAAAAGACTAAACAAGAAAATGTAACTAAAATTGATCTTAGAACAAAAGAAATAGACAATGTTACAAAAGTAGATTTAACTAAAAAACAAGAAACAGATGCCGTTCCAGAGCAAAGCACAGATGAGGTTCCTGTACGCGACGAATCCGAAACTAGCGAAAAAGTAC